AATGTCACCACAAGAGGTCATTTCGGTTAAGAGATATTCTGCCAAACGAGGAGGGGTGGCACGAGGCAAGATTAAAGTTGGCAATCTAATCTTACCTGAAATCCCCGCAGCAGAGGCAGCCAAACCTGCGGCGAAAGAGCCGTGGGAAATGAAACATACCGAATATCTTGTGAGTAAAAAATCCGGTGATGTTTTTGATTTACACGAACAGTTTGTTAAAGCGGCTATCACACAAGGCAAGCCCGTCCCCCTTTCCGTCCTCGAAGAATACAAATCCGAGAAGTGGGCGCAAGAGGCTCTGGCGAAGGGGGAAAAGGCCAAGGTACAGAAGCCAATAGTCAAAAAGAAAACTCCTATCCAGATAGCCAAAGAAACTCCTGCCGAGCGGAAGTATTTTACAGATTTATTGCTTGATGAACGACAACGGCTTTTAGGTGAAGCGGCAGAATACAGTGAACAATTCAATGTTGAGCAATTAAGAAAAGAATATCAGCCTCGCCTTGATGTTATTGATAAGGACTTGAGAGCACGTGGCTACAATCCATCAGCGTTGCCGACACTTAAAAAATCCGTGCCGGAGCAATACGAATACAAGCCCATCGAGAAGCCGAAGGGCAAACCGGGCTTTGCAGATGTAACTCCTATTCTTGAAGCTCACAAGACCTTTATGAGGGTTCTGGAGCCGAGCAAGGCCGTTGAGAGAAAATTAGGCAAGGAAGCCGCTGCTGCGGTCATAAAAGGCATTCACGCCACAGATGTGGCACGGGTCGAATTTGAGCAGACCGAGCTGCCGAAAAAAGATAAAGTCATTGCTGAACTGGAAAAATACTTAGACCGCTTTCCTGATAAAGATTTAGACAATTTGATGCTCTCCAGAGGTAATCCAGTTTCGGTGAATGCCCAGCTCATAAAGCGGGATGCAATTAACAAATTACCAAAAGAGCTGCGCAGTCCGCGATTGATTAAGGCAATCCAGCACATAGCCGATTTCAACTACAAGTATCTCCAGTCTGTTGTTGGTGACGATATCAATAGGGTTGCGGATTACTTTTACGGTATCTATAAGGACTCCAAGAAGGTTGATAAGTTTCTTGATTACTGGCGCACGACAAAGCGATTCACAAAAGAAAAGAAGTTGCCTACCTATGCAGATGCAAAATCCTACGGCCTTGAAATAAAAGATCCCAATCCCGTGCGGAACTTAAAATCCGAATATGTCGCAATAGCCCACCTTGAAGGTATGAACTGGCTCAAAGACGAACTAATGCGAACGGGAGAAAGCAAATTCATAGATAATTTCATTGATGCTCCTGTCGAATGGGACAAAGTGCAAGACCCGGCCTTTAGCGGATTGAGAGTGGAGCCGGATTTGGCGAAGTCAATCAATAATCTCATCGCCACAAATAAACTCACCAAAATACCTATTCTCAAAACCCTGCGCGATGTAAACAATTTCCTGCGGACAGTCAAATTCATTGGTAGCGCTTTTCACCTTCTGAGTGTTGCAAAGCAATCAGTTGCCGATAGTGGTTACTTGGGATTTTATAAAATTGCAAAATTTTACAGAAAGCCTGGCGAGCGCATTCCTTTCGGTGTGAAAAAAGGCACAGCGATTCAAGGAATTACATCCGGCTTTCGTAAGAATGACCCAATATTCATAACACCGTTTTATAAACGCTATCTCCGAAATGGCGGCGGACACAGATACAGTGTCGAGTCTGAAAGTCGCAGGGCATTCAATAAATTCATCAAAAAATTTACCGCCAGTGAACAGAAGGCAATCAGGGTAGGGGCCTTGCCTTTGAGAATCCCGACAGGTTTTGTTAATTGGATGTTCAATAGTTACATCCCGAAGGTCAAATATGCAAAGACTCAAATGTGGTATGATGAACAAGCAAAGAAATTGGGCCGCGAATTAACTGATTCAGAACTCCAAGAAATCATTAAAGAAGGTCAGAACTTTTACGGCATGATGAACGAAAGGCTTTTTGGCAGAAGTGGTACGGTAACAACGGCATTGAGATTCTATTTTCTATCACCAGGCTATGCCGAAGGTAATTATCGAACAATGATTAAGGCCGTTACGCAATGGGGGGGCAAGGAAGGATTTAGAGCAAGCCGTTCACGGTCGAACATTGTCAATTCGTTGATTCTTACGGGCATGTTGGCGACAGTAGGGACTATGATTATGACAGGCGAACCGCCTAAAAAGCCCGAAACAACAGAGGATGTTCGCGACCTTTTCAAAATTGATACTGGAAAGAGGGATGATAAGGATCGGCGGATAATGATAGACCTTATGACTTATGATAAGGACTATTGGCAAGTCGCTTTCAATGTATTAAAGGGCAGACCTGATGTGGCTGTCAAAAATGCGGTTAAAAGAATAGGTGGTATGAAAGCTCCGACAGCAGATATGATTGTTGATTTGGCTCTGATTTCAATGGGTCGAGCCGTATATGATTGGAAGGGCGACCGAATTACCGAAATCACCGACCCGTTTTTGCGCCGGGCGATGAAACTTGCCGTACACGAAGTTAAGAAACTTGAGCCGATTTCGGTTAGTGTTTTCAAACAATCGCGACGTAGGGAAATAGATACGACAATAGCAGCAATGGAGTCTTTGTTAGGTGTTAGACCGACAAAAACCGAGAAGGATAAACGAGAACAAGAAATCATAAGCAGAATTTTCTCGCTCAAAGGCCAGCAGGAAGAATTATACCAGTACCTTGGAACTATCAAAAATCCAAGGACTGCGATTGGGCGGTATAACAGAACCGTAAATGACATTCTTGAGAGCAAGTTCGTTCCCAATGAACTTCGTAAAGAATGGAAACCTAAACTACTTATTGACGTTGATAGGCTATTGCAAAACAAAGCACACTTCCTGACAAAAGTGAATTTAACAGAAGAGGAAATCCAACGTACTGTTAAATATCTCAGAAATTTTGGTCTAACACAGGCTAATGTGGAAAACTATTTAGAGGCATACTGGAACCGGGAGAAAAAGATAACAGTAGGCCCGTTGGAGAGACATCCAGTTATCGGTAAAGGTCTAAAAAGAGAAAGATTAAAGGAAAGAATGGTGGAATGATTACTGTTTTCGATGCCACGGCCACCAGATTAAGTTTTGTGGATTTAGTTTATTTGGTTCTTTAGCTCTTTGAAAAGTTAATTTTGTTGCTTTATAGTAAGTTCATACTTACTTACATATTGCTGAAAGTAACTACGTCCCCAACCGTGAAGTATTTTATTTTTATCAAACATCACAGGGGTAAGGTCGGAGTCAACAGTATAGTAAATTCCACTGCTCATTGCTGTCCGGTAGAGCCAGACTGAACCCCAAGGATATCCCTCAGACCGCGTAGGTCGTCCCATAACATTCTCCACTTCCTTTTGTGTTATACCAACTGTTAATTTCATTAAAGCAATATTATTTTCCCGGATAGTTTTTTTTCTACTACGGTATGTAGCGTGGGAATGAATAGGACTGCCAACACAACCGGAAAAACTTACAATAAGCAACAAACTAAACACTATTACCTTTTTCATAACTTAACTCCTTTCGCTCTTTATTATACAGGATAAAATTGGGATTGCAAGTGAAAAATAGCAACAACGAGAAATTTTGGCGGATATTGAAGATTGCAGCGGGGGCGATTCTCGCTCTTGTGGCAGTAGTCTATGGTTATGGCCGGCTCAATCACAGGGTTGAGACCCTCGAAAAAATCCCCCCCAAAGTAGAACTGCACGGTGAGGCAATTATCAAGATACAAACGGACATCGAGTATATCAAGCAAAGCGTAACGAGGATTGAGGTCAAGCTAAATGACTCAAACTGAAGAAATCAATAAGCTCGTCTTTGATTTGAACACTATTGTCTGTGAGGCTGAAAGATGTGTTATTTCACTATATAACATCTTAAAGCCGGAAGGCTTATTGAAACAAACGGAAAAAGACGTTGGAAGGCTCAAGGCCGAATTGGAAGGGCTGAAAGCCACCATAAAAGAGAGTGAAAACGGACAAAGTTAAATGAAAAGGAGAAAAACAAATGAATATTTTTCAATTATGGGAACTGAAGAATCACTGGGACGAGATAGGGAAGATTATTTGCTACATCATAGCGGCAGCCTCGGTGATTGTTAAGTTGACACCAACCCTGAAGGACAACACTGTTTTGTTGAAGATTGTAAAGTTCGTGAGCAAGTATGTTGCTCTTAATCGGAAAACCAAGGATGACATAATAAGAAAGGGAAAAAAGAAATGAAGCGATTAGGTTTTTTATTATTGATGGTGATGGTTTTGTCGGCTGGTTGTGCAACAAGTAAAATGACATCTACGCGGACTTCGCCCGATGGCACAGTAACAAAATATGACGTCAGGGTAAGTATAATGGGTCAAGACCTTTCCGGTAGCGACCTTGCGGCGTCACTTGACCCTCAAGGCAAAACTACGATAAAAGCGGGTGCGGTCAATACCACGACTTCACAGGTTACTGCTGATGTGACTTCTAATTTTGTAGAAGTTATAAAGTTGCTTCTTCAATACCAGATGACTCCGGCAGCGACAATACCGTAAGTGGTCTGAAGGCCAAAGTACGTTAGCTTTTCATCACCCTCCTCCGAAGTGCTCGTCCCGTCCCACTTGGGACGAGCGCTTTTTTTATTTTGTAACTATTGCATATATAAGACTTTACGATTTTGTCCTAAAAAACTAAGTGTCCAATTCCAGATTTTGTTTGACTTTCTTGGCTCGATAGTCGATAATGCAAATAATATGATAACTTAAAAAAGGACAAAGCATTATGGACGCAAAGCACATTATCCGAAATTTAGCCCCAGCAGGCATATCTGCCGCCTTGTGCGGTTGCTTTGCGTCCAACTGTTGGGGCTTGTTTTTTATTCGTCCAAAACATCGGTGATACCAGCGAGTAAATAGAAAATAAGGGCAGCGAAGCTGAATGAAACATAACATATACAATCGGACAGATTATATCCTTTATGCTAAAGGTCTAATTAGTTTTTTGAAAGGATAGGAAAATGGCAAAGCAAAAGGAAAATGACAAAGTAAAAACCACTCACGAAAGGCATCTTTTGAAGTGCGAACTTTCCCAGGACGAGCTTCTGCAATGTGGAGATGAACTTGCAGGTGCACTTGATAATTTGCGTCAAGCGCAAGAGGAAAAGGAATCGGTCGTTAAGGATTTTAAGGCGAAAGAGGCGATGTGTGAGGCGGAGATAACCACCAAACAGCTTCTTGTCCGCAACAAGTATGAGTATCGCCAAACCGATTGCAAACTCATTCTCGATTACACCAAACAATCTGCCACGCTCATACGCCTTGATACCGAGGGAATCGTCAATGAGCGTCAGTTGTCAGAAGAAGAAAAGCAGATGGATTTGGGCTTTGACGGAGAGGAACAAGCAGCATAACAGTTTTTTGATGGCAGGGAAGCCGCTAATGGGAAAGGCAAATAATGACAGACCTAAAAAAGCAAGTTTCTCGAATAGCACAAGCCGTTGATAGCGGAATGGTCTTTGAGGCGGGCCACCATCGGCAAGTTGTGGTTACGCTTGTGCCGCCGAGCATCCTGCGCTTTCGTGCCAAAGGCTGCAAGCGTTCTTATGACCTTACTTATGCTGGTTGTTATGTTCAGGCGGTCAAGGCAGACGTGGCCGCTCAAAAGCGGATAAAAGCGGCGGAGAAGAAGGCTGGCAAAGCCCACAGAATCGACAGGAAGGCTGCCCAGAGGCCCGCCAGTGGACGAAGGCCGAAACAAGGCACGTAATCACGAATGGTAACGATATGAACGGAAAAGGGGCTAATAATGGCTAAATACAGAAAAAAACCAATAGTCGTTGAAGCATACCAATTTTGGCGGGATGAATATTTTTTCAATAAACCGGAAAATCTGCCAAGAGGTTTGTTTGTAGATGAGTTTTCTGTTGGGGGGGCCAAAGGTACTATTCGCAACAGAGCTGGTTTCTATGTCAATACTATCCACAACCAGAAAACGTACTTGTCTGACGGCGATTGGATTGTTGCCGAACCCGATGGCGAACATTTTTATCCCTGCAAGCCCGACATATTTGAACAAACCTACGAGAAAGTTGAGGACTAATAATGGCTAATCCAGATGATTTAGAACAGAAGGTTTTGGACGCAGCAGATGAACCGAAGGGCGATTATCCTTGCCCGCAATGCAGCGAGAGATATTTCGACTCAGAGAAAATACGCCCCTGTTTCTATTGCTCTAATAGGTTCTGTGTCAAGTGCAGGGAGAGAGATTCAGACCCCGTAACCGGCGAGATTGTTGATATTTGCAGTACTTGCGCAGAGAAGATTCAGGAAATTGCAGACCAAGAGAGAAAAATCCGGCAACAGGCCGCCGAGATTGAGCGACTGAAAGCATTTGCTGGCGAAGTTGGTTATTTTACTTTTCGTCAAATCGAAGAAAACGTAGAGGATGGAGATGTTAAGGACTTACTGCATAAATTGGTGCAAACTGGTCGGGAATTAGCAAAAAAGCAATAATAAGAATCGCTCATTGACAAGTTAATCTGATTACTCCAACCGGCGGGGTTCCTACTCCTCCAACTTCAAGTATTTTACATTTAGTTCCCAGCCCAGCCGGTTTTAAGAACTATTGCTGGCGGCAATCGCAGCCCCTTTAAGCCCTGAGTTAGAGATGGCCACCGAGAAGGACGGGTTGCCCGCCAGCAATTTGAGCTATGGGGCGGTGGTGAAGTGGTAGAAAATGTCTGGTAGTAGATGAACAGACGGGACCGTGCAGGTGAACGGTGGGGAATCCTGCCCGCCCCATTTATTGAATCATCACTCCTCCGAAGGCTGGGGGTTAAGGAGAACTCTTAGCCCCAGCCTTTTATTGAAACGAAAGGAGGTGATATATATGGCAACTGACGATTGGTACGAGACCAGATGTGCTGGCGGGTGTCCCGCAAAGTGGGTGGTAGGGCGGGCTTTTATGAAACTAATCGGCGAAAGCCGGAAAGGAAACAAGGTGGCGGCAGAATAACAAAAAAGTAAAAAGGTCAAGTTTTGAATGTTTGAGGGAAAAATATAGTTAGAAAGACGCCGTGGTCTGCCGCCGCCGCCTTTTATGAAAGGGAAAAGAAAATGAAAGCTAAAGTTAAACAAGTCTGTACTAATCGTGGTTTGACTCATTCAGAAGCAAGAAAGGTACTCAAGCAGTTAAAAACACATCCAGAAGTATGTGATAGATGCAATATAAAGCCTTGTGTATTTGCTGTATATGTTTATGGAAAACTTTAGCCGCCGCCTTTTATGAAGGGAAAAGAAAAATGAAACGATGTAGGGATTGTAGATGGTGGCCTTGGTGGAAGATTAAACCAAAATGTCATTTTATGGATGTCACCGATGGTAACAGCAAAATGGTTTGTTACGTCCGCAAATGGTGGAAATTCTGGAGACCAAAATGAAACAGGTAATTACATATCTTGGTGTTGTCATTCTTTGTCAAGTTCTTGGCTTTTGTCTTGGCATTCTCTACTGGGCGAGCAAGCCGGTGAGCTTCTATCACACTCTCGGCTTTCGCCCTGTTTGCTCAACGAGCAGCCCGGTCAAAATACAGGCGGCACAGGCCGAACTCTGTCGGCTTGGCTGCGACATCGGGCCGGATGGTGTGGATGGCAAGTGGGGCAAAAACTCTGCATTAGCGTTTTGTAAACTTGTAACTGATTTAGAAAACAGGGCGAGGAGGCTAAAGGAGACGAAAAATGGACAAAAAAGAACATCGCAAAACCATTCCTTGTGATGACCAGCCCGCCACACAGACGGGGGAATTGGCGAAAAGGTTAAGAAAAAGAGCTGGAACAGAAAGAACATTGTTCCCAAATGATTGGCGGGGAAACGAAGGAGCCGAAATTTACGAGCAAGCCGCCGCCTACATCGAGGCGTTGGAGAAGGCGTGTGGTTTGGCTTATGAGGGTTTATGCACTAATGACCTCGACGCCTGTGAAAGAGCCATTAAGTTTATAGACCAAATTATGCCTGATAAGAAAGCCGCTCTCGGCGAGGAGAAGAAATGAGACCTATAAAATATCGAGCGTGGGACAACAAAAAGCATTTTTGGCTTAACCCTGAATACTTCTATGTTACAGGCGAAGGTCGTGGGTTTACTTGTGAGCATAGCAAAGGGATGTATTCAGACTCTTACGAGTTAATGGGTACTAATCGTTATACTATTATCCAGTTCACCGGCCTTTTGGACAAGAACGGCAAAGAGATATACGAGGGGGATATAGTAAGACACAAAGCAGGAGATGTATAGGTTGTTAAATTTGAGTACAGAGAAAATGAGGGTTGGGCGTGGAATGGTTATAATTGTTTTGTAAAATCAGAGTGGGGCTTAATTGAAGTCATCGGCAACATCCACGAATCCCCCGAACTCATAGAGGAGACGAAATGCGACAAGTGTGGCAGTCCTGATGTTTATAAGGAATGGGACAATGTAAAACTCTGCCGAATATGCTTTGAGGATTTAGAAGCAGAGGCACGAACATTAACGGAACCCAATAACGAGGAGAGCGAATGACCCCACAGATGACATTCTTGCAATTGCAACGCCGCCCGCCGGAGGTTTTGTTGAATCCTTCTGTTGACGATGAGGATTTGCCGAGACTTAGCAGGCAATGCCGCAAGATTCTACGGCGTTTGCTTAATAAGGATTTATCTGCGCCGTCCAATAAAGAGCTAAGCGCAATTGCACTTAAATATACTGGCCGATTATCGGAAATAAGACAGGCTTTACAGCAAGTCGGCTGGAATGTGGTAGTTATCAAAAGGTTAAAGAGCGGGCTTAATTATTACGGTATTGTCGAAAGCGAGGTTAATGATGGCTGAATTTACAAAAGGTGAATGGAAAATATTTACTGAGTCAGAAGGCTATTTAAGCATATCCCCTATCGATGCATACATTGACCACGGCAGTACGGATATAACAGAAGAAGATAGAGCCAACGCTCGTCTTATTGCCGCTGCGCCAGACCTGTATGCGGCGTGCAAAGAAATCGACCATTTTTTCAATGAAAGCGTAGGCCAAGTTTGTACTGAAAAGCAGGCGTACGATGCGTACCATAATTCTGGAACAAGCGATAGGGTCAAGGCTGCTCTTACCAAGGCAGACAAATTGAAAGGAGAAAATGATGGCTGATACAGAAACAGAAATTCAAGAAGTAGTGGCTGAAAAAGTTGGAATGCCCACTCCGCTCGAAGTGGAACTCGACAGCCAAAAGGCAATAGCTCGTATATCGGCTATTGCCCACGTAATTGATGGTTGTGCTAAGGTATCAATTCAACGCACAAATCCGAAAGACTGGGTGAAAATGGGAGATTCGTATTATTTACAAGCTGCTGGTGCCCAAAAAATACGGCCTATCTGGGGCATTTATTATCGAGACCGTGAAGTAACAAGAGAAAGCAATCCTGATGGTAGTTACAGCTACATAGTAACCGGCAAAGTCGGAAGTAAAGTTCTCGACCAGCTTTACGGCGAAGTAATAATTGAGATTGATGGAGGTCGGTCATCTTCGGATGCTTTCTTTACCGGCAAAGATGGCAATAAGGTTCCAGACCCAATGGACATTCGGAAAGCGGCTCTTGCAAACTGGGAGGCCCGGGCAGTAACCGCCTTGCTTGGCTTAAAGAATATGAGCGCCGAAGATTTGCAACATAACGGCATTAGCGTTAGTGGCATCGCAAAAGTGGATTATCAAAAAGGTGCGGAGGGCGGTGGCAAAACCGAGTTTATCTCAGCAGCACAACAGAAGCGACTGTTTGCAATCTGCAAGGCCAATGGTCTGAGCGAAAATCAATTAAAGACCTATCTGACTCTGCATCACAACGTAGATTCGACCTCACAGATTAAGCGTGGCAAGCAATATGAAAATATTTGCTATTGGGCCGAGACTGGCGGAAGTGCAAAAGAGCCTGGTGAAGGAGAGTAATTATGGATTTATGTTCTGAGAAACACGAGGAAGTTTGTTATGAAGGCCGAATATGCCCTGTTTGCGATACACGAGACGATTTACAAGGCCAAATCGATGAGATTGCAAAAGAGTTAAGTTCGGCTGAAAAATATATTGAAGAATTGGAGGCATCACAAAATGATTAACATCGTAGAAAAAGTAGCTGACTATCTGCTTGGTGAGCGAGTACGTCGTCCTTGTTACGCAAACACCGGCTCGAAAGTTGGTTTTCCTTGTGCAAGATGTTTGGTTTACAGTCGGCTCAACTGGAAAGAATCTGTCTTGCCAGAACTTAGTTTGGCTTATATCTTCGAGGAAGGTAAGACGCACGAGAAGGCGACTATACAGTTGTTGATGAATGCAGGGTTTGAGTTCACGAAATCGCAGACGACTCTCAGTTGGCCAGATATACAAGCATCGGGTCATATAGATGGTGAACTTACTTTTAACGGTGAGACTTGTCCTATAGAAATCAAGACTTCTAACCAATTCACTTGGGAAAAATTAAACAACCAAGAGGATTTGAAAGCATCAGATAAAATCTGGGTAAAGAACTGGTACGGGCAATTGCAGCTTTACTTATGGATGATGAGTCAGCCACGAATGATATTGTTGCTAAAGAACAAGCAGAGCGGCCAGCTAAAGCAGATAGAGATAACAATAGATATGGATTACTCCGATAAGCTGGTGAAAAAGTTGGAACTTGTCAACAAGCACGTGGCCGAAAAGACATATCCCGACCGTATTTCCGACCGCACAGTTTGTCAGTATTGCGATTTTCGACATATCTGTTTGCCGGACGAGGACTCCGACCAAATCAAGATTACAGACAATACTGAGCTTCTCGAATTGCTTGAAGAACGAGAAGAGTTACGACAGGCCGCAAAGGACTATGAGGCAGTAGATAAGAAGTTGAAAGAATATTGGAAACATACAGAAACCGGTACTTATCTTGTCGGCGGAAAGTATCAGGTCAAACTCTCAATGTGCAAGCGAATAATCTACACCGTTCCGCCAGAGATAAAAGAACAATACAAAGATTCGATGGAATATCCGAGGGCCACAATTACAAAGATACAATGACAGTTATTAAATTAGTGCAGTTGCTCCGAGATGAGTATTTTCAGGATTTGCGAAGTGAAAAAGAAAAGCAATTTGTCGAAGATATGTTCGATGGGTTACAAGGTTTGCCACAGAATCTTAGTGTTACAGACCTTGACGAATATCTTACCCCACGACAGATACAATGGATTCGTGACATAGCTCAATATGTAGGGATAGCTGTTAGCGGGACAACGAAACTTAGAAAGGAAATATTATGAAAATGGTAATTACAAGAGATGATGATGGATTTATGGAGTTGTGGCCGATTGGGGCGTTTGAAAATTTATATAAAGAAGATGGCGATTGGGTCGGTTCGAGGCATAACAGCATTTTAAGCACAGACGATTGGTATGTTCCTTATCTGCACTTCAAGGGCGTCTGCAAGCTCCTCGGCTTCGTACCCCGCAAGGGTTCAAAGCAAGTAGTAGATATTACAGTAAAGAGATTGAAAAAGTAAAGGACTAAAAAATGGCAAAGAAACAAGGATTTAGTAGATGGGATGATTTGCAGCGTTACCAGCTTAATGGACACAAACCCAAAAAACTTGCCAGAGAGCTTGTTAAGGAAGCAAAAAACTTCCTGCCGGAATACAAATTTGAGTTTTGCGGTGGCATTTGGTTATGTAGAGGTGACGGGGCTTGTGATGATTATGTTTTTCACTTTGCAATCGCAATGAAACAAGAGCAAATCTGGAATTACCCGGAGTATCAGGCCGGATATGCTTTCGGCCTAAATTCCAAAGAGCCATATCGGAGTGCAAATCCTTATGAGGAAAGGTCGCGTCGCAGAAGCTGGGATTGTGGTTATATCTACGGTCTGTATGACGCAGAAAAGAAGCCCAAAGTAAAGGACGATACGCAGGGACGCTGTGAATGTGGATAGTACCGAAGAATATAGAAAGGGAATATTGTGAAATTGTATGAATTTATAACACCAAGCGACCCTATAACATTTTATGCACCAGATAATGATATTGCAGAGGCAATTGCTCTTTTTGTAGGCAATGGCAAGGCGGGCATTAAGTCTGTCGATGGTAACGAAGTGCCTAACACAATAACTTTTATTACTGGAATAGCAGAGAACCAATTAGAAAGACTCAAAGAAACAATGAACAAAAGAATAAACGAGGTAATTGCTGCCGGTAAAACATTTGCAGTTTGTGATGCAGGATTTCGTGAAGAATATGACGAACTTACAAAGAACAGCACAGATACAAATCGGGTGGAAAAGTGGGACAATAAGCATCGCTCGTCAATGTCTGATTGGTGTGGCTATGCAAGGAACTTAAAAATCAAGCCGGTTCCAACAGGCGGAAAAGGCATTTAGATATTTAATGGAAAAGATATGAACGAAAAACGCTGCTCAAAATGCAAAGAACTCTTGCCCCATAGCGAGTTCTATAAAAACGACACGCACAAGGACGGCTGTGGTTCGTTTTGCAAACAATGCACGAAAATAAATGCTGCTATATCAAAAACAAAACGAAAAACACTTTCTTGCAATCCTAAATACAGAGACCTCACGCCGCAACAATTATGCGAAGCTGGTATCTGTCCTAATTGCAAAAGGCCAAACCTAACGAATCGGTTTTGGCGAAGGCCGAACGATAACATCGCCTATATTTGTAGCTGGTGTGAGACGGAATATGATAAGAACGGAAAGGTTATAGGTGAATAAGATGGATGAAGAAACGCAGAATGAAACAAAAAAAGAAACATCAATAGAAGCAATGGAAAAAGCAGTTCATTTTTTGCTTGAGGCAACGAAACGAGTAGATTGGGCACTTCAAAAACATAAGCAACTCCAAGCCGAGAACGAGCGGCTGAAAGAAATTTTGAATCTACAAAAAGAAACGGGCGAGTGGGCAAACGAAACCTTCGGGAAAGGCCAAACAGTAATAGGAATTATCAATCATTTAATAAAAGAAGTTTGTGAATTGCGGGATTCTGACAGGCCAGAAGAGGCGGCTGATTGCTTATTGTTGTTGTTTCAACACGCTCACGAATGCAAATATGATTTGCTTGAAGAAGCCAAAAAGAAGCACGAAATAAATCTAAAGCGAAAATGGGGCAAGCCTGACGAATATGGAGTAATAGAACATATCAAGCCCTAAGAACGGAGTCTTAAAAGTTGAAGTTTGAGGACTGTATAAATTCTATTGTGTGCGAAGAAATAAAATTTAAGCAGGATACGGCTGAGCGCAAGAATTGGTTTACTGGAATGTCGTTTTCACATCCAGCTAAAATGATTTTGGGTTTGCAGATATACCTTATCGAGCGATATTCCAAAGTCGGCGAGACCATACTTGACCCGATGGCCGGTAGCGGCACGGCCTTATTTGGCGCGACAATAGGCCGTAATGTCATCTGCGTGGAGCTGGAAAAGAAATTCTGCGATATGATGGAGAAAAACTGGCAAAAGATAAAGAGTAAGGGTGCGATGCTCGGCTATACTATGGGCGAGGCTGCAATAATTCAGGGGGATGCAAGGCAGTTGCCGAAGGTGCTGGCAGACACCTGTATTTTTTCACCTCCATACGCAGAAAGTAATCAAGAAACATCTCAAAAAAAACGACAATGGGAAATAGGCAATAGTTTTGGTAAACAAATATTTACAAAACTCAACAACCCCTCCAACATTGGCAATCTAAAGTACGGCTCGATAGACAAGATAATCTCAAGCCCGCCGTATGAAGGGAGCATATCAGGTCAGGAGCTTCCTGAATCAGAAAAACTGGTTGAGCGTAAATCAGGAAAAGAAAAATGGGGCAAGCATCTTCGGCTCGGCCAATCGCAGCTTACCAAATACGCCGACGCCGTTATTACCTCGCCGCCGTATGAAGAAGCACATAATAAAAAAATTGGTGGAGTTACTAATAAAGATAGGCCCGACCTAATACCTTATTCGTGGACAAAATCAGATACCCAAGACAACATCGGCAACTTAAAATCCGACAATTACTTGGCGGCTATGCTTGAGGTTTATCGGGGCTGTTTTTCCGTACTCAAGGATAACGGGCTTATGGTATTAGTTGTTAAAAATTTTATCCGCGATAAGAAAATTATCAGGCTTGATACCGATACCACAAAGCTCTGTGAGGCCGCAGGATTTACACTGAAAGAAAGACTGAAAAGGAAATTAACTCAGCAGTCATTTTGGCGGACGATTTATTATCAAAAGTATCCGTCAGTGCCAAAGATAGAATATGAAGATGTGCTGGTTTTTAAGAGGGCAGATGCCCTTGTTTGGAACGGAGTCGTGAAAAATGAGCAGAAGGAATGAATCTTATGTGCCTTTGCTTTGTGATTATCCTGATTCGGAGAAGATAAACAAGGTTAGTGAAGGCGCAGAGGCTATGTTTTGCCGCTTGCTGGCAAAGTGCGATGACGAAGGGAATTATTACGGTTCACCGAAACGGTTGCTCGGCAAGCTCTTTGCCTTGCGTTACGAGAATGGAACGATGACGGCCCGAAAAGTGTTACGTTGTCGGGACGAACTTGTTACGGCCACGTTGATAACTCTTTACGAACACGAGGGGGTTGAATATGTCCACATAAATAGTTGCAAAAAGAGTTTGCGAAAGGATGTTGCGGTCAAAGTGTGTTTTCCCGAATTTACAGAACCATTGGTTACACAAAATACGACAGTTAAAGAACTTAACGAAACCGTAACGGGTACGGGACGGGTGCGGGCCGAACACGTAACACCAATCCAATCCAATCCAATCCAATCCAATCCAAAAGAAAAGACGCGTTTCCTCGATTTTATTTTTATCTCCAAAGAGGAACATTCAAAACTGATAGCAAAATTCGGGGAATCCCGAACCGCTAACCTCATTGAGGAATTGAACACCGGCATTGGCTCGAAGGGTTATAAATACAAATCTCACTATTTCACGATATTAAGCTGGGCGAGGCGTAACGATAAAGAAAATCCCCCAGAGCCGCGACGTGGCGAAACCCCAAAAGAAAACCGCAAGAGGGTTCGTGAGGATTACGAGGCTTATTTGCGAGCCAAAACAACGCCTGCCCTAAAGGATTTGAGAAAGGACAAAGGCCAGATTTCGATAGCACATTGGCTGATAGACGAAATTTTGAAAGAAAGGTAACTTTGAAAGGGTTTTGAAATTTGAAAGGCGGGGCACGGATGGAGGGCAACGGAGTGCCCGCCCCGCCGGAAAGGAGAACGAATGAAACCACCAGCAAAATGGGTCGTGTTTGTATTGACTTTAGGCATTGCTTATATAGGTGCCAAATGGAGCGGCTGGTCTGAAAATACAATGTGTTTATATATTATTGTGTGTTTTATTATGCACATTTACTGGAGGCAGAAATGACCGACCCGAATATGATTTTAGGCGGATGCTGGAAGTGGCGGTGGACGCCCTTGACCAAATGAACCAAATCGCAAAGGAGAAATGATTATGGTTGACCCGAATATTGCAATGACAATTGAGGGATTAACAGAACAAATGGCAGTCAATAACCTTACTCAGAGCATACAGGTTTTGGGAATAGCTCTAATTCTTCTTGGAATAATGTTCGCCTTGCGACAGAGATAGTTTAATGGCTAAATCCCTAAATAGTTCAGCTAAGCGCAAGGCGTGGAATATGTTAAGCCGTTACATACGGATTAGGGATTGTCTTGCCACGACTAACTTTCCTTTTGCCGGTCTATGTAAAACGTGCCTCAAAAGGTTTCACATAGATTTTCTCGATGCCGGTCATTTATTTGCAGGTGGCGGCAATGCCAAGACGTTCCCCAAAGATGACAGGCAGATATGCGCACAGTGCAGAATCTGTAATCAGGGCAGAGACGGGCGGCATAAGAAATTCAGAAAAATTATGGAGGAGCGATACGGAAAAGAATTAGTTGCGCAATGGGAGATAGACGGCAAAAAAGTAATTCACGATAATGAAATGGACTTTGGCGCCATTGAAAAAAAGTACAAAGAGAAGTATTTGGGACTTTTACGCGATGCGGGGTATCGAGATTATGACGACCACAGGAATAGTTAAGGGAGCGTAGCGAAATGAAAACAAGATATAAATACATTCACTTTGAGCAAACAATTCTTAACGGCTTTTGGAATTGTATAAACAATAAACACGGAACTGTCTTGGGTACGGTTTCGTATTACAAGCCCTGGAGGCATTACGTTTTCAATGCCGAATGTGAAGATGTTGTTTTTAGTCGGGACTGCCTTACCGATATTCTTGACTTTATGAACCAATTAGGAGCGTAGCGATGGCGACAACAATCAAATTGCAGCAAGCTCGGAAAAGAGAATTTAAGATAGGGGATTATGATTTTACGTGCCCCAAATGCCGAAATGTTTTTATGGTCGTACAGATATATTATTCAGTTACTATCTTACTTAGTTTTGAATGTCCTAAATGTGGGAAAAATATTTATTTCTCAAAGTTTGTGTTTAAGGGAGCGTAGCGATGTTAAGCAAAGATGGTTATAAATTACGAGAGGCAATAGCCGAGGCAGGTTTTGAAATAACGCCAGATGAACTTGACGAGGCATTATTAGAAGCCCACGAAAGAATTGGCGGTGGCAAATGTCGCTTTTGCGGAAAGGGCGATGAAAATACAGAATTAAGATATGGTATGTGTTTCAAATGTTTTAGTAAGCCCTAAAGGGAGTTGCAAAATAAGCGAAAAAGTAAAAGCCTTGAAAAATAAACGGCCTTTTGGTATAATGCGAGTGTTATGAAGAAAGAAGCTACAAAGACCAAGTCGGCAGGGGACAAACTAAACCCTCTACAACGGGAGTTCTGTAAGCTTTTTGCAACCGATAGAGAGTTTTTTGGCAATGGCGTTCAGGCTTACGCAGAAGCTTATGACATAGATTTAAGCACAAAGGGGGCTTATCAATCAGCGAAAGCAGCGGCAAGTCGGTTGTTAACCAATGTTAACCTTTTGGCTTACATCAACAAACTACTTGATTTATCTTTGAACGAGGCGCACGTTGACAAGCAATTGGCTTTTCTAATAACTCAAGATGCGGACTTTGGGGCCAAGCTGGGGGCAATAAGAGAGTTTAATGCTTTAAGAAAACGTATCACGAAGAAATTTGAAGGAACGATGAACATAACTAATTCATTATTGGATATGGTTGATGGTACAAGTAAAGGTAAACTCCCTGACGCAAAAGAGAAAAAAGACGCTCGGAAATAGGTGGTGGCGTCTTAACAACCTCTATTGGATAACAACCGAGCAAGGGGAGAAGATTCCATTCAAACTCAACAAGGTTCAGGAGATTCTTTATTTTGCTTTGTGGTGGCTCAACGTAATCCCCAAGAGCCGCCAGCACGGAATCACTACGTTCATAGCCATATTCTTATTGGATGCCTGTCTGTTTAATTCAAATGTCCGGGCAGGCATTATTGCTCACAAACTCGCGGACGCCAAAAAGATATTCAGAGACAAAATACATTTTGCTTATGATAGACTACCAGCGGATGTAAAGGATGCAAGACAGCTTATCAAAGACGATGCTCAAGAGTTGTTATTTAGTAATAACTCAAGCATTTACGTTGGTACATCTATGCGGTCGGGGACGCTTCAATATCTTCACGTTTCAGAGTATGCTTGGCTTTGCGTCCACGCCCCAAAGAAAGCAAAGGAAATCAAAACGGGGGCAATGGAGACAATACACAAGGAGGGTGTGATATTCGTAGAGAGTACAGCAGAGGGCAATTTCGGTGACTTCAAGGATATGTGTGATGTGGCTGAAACCAAAAGACAGACAGGCGATGCATTAAGCCCGATGGACTACAAAATACACTTCTTTGCCTGGCATCAGAAAGACAGCAACATAACAGACCCGTCCTTCGTAGAGACACCAAAGCAGCTACATAAGTATTTCGACAAGCTCGAAAAGATATTCGGCAAGGTAATCACGCCCGAACAAAGGGCTTGGTACACCCAAAAGAAGAAAAGGCTCAAGCATGATATGTTCAAAGAGCACCCATCAACTTACGAAGAAGCATTTATCGCCAGCGTAGAGGGTGCATACTATGCCGAGGAAATGGCACAAATGAGAGAGGAAGGACGTATTTGCAGAGTGCCGCATTTACCTCACTACCCTGTCCATGCAGTTTGCGACCTCGGACTCAGTAGTAGGATGCCCTGGATATTCTTTCAGGCTGTCGGTTTGGAAGTTCACATAGTCAACTGTTTCAGTCTATCGGAAAAAGATGATATAGCTGGCGGTGCGGCGTTTTATAAAAGAATGTTAGACAACTACCGCGAGAAGTACCAATACAGCTATGGTCAATACTTCTGTCCCTTTGACATTTCAAAAGGCGAAATCGGTACTGGACAGGCAATTTATGATACATTCAAGCAGCAGGGCATCAAATTTACAGTCTTGGACAGAGAGAAATGGGTGATAGACGGCATCCAAAGACTCAGGAACTTATTTCCCAGGATTTATATTGACGCTGATAATTGCCAGCCTGTAATAACAGCTTGGTCGAGTTATCACCGGGAATGGATAGAAAAAGATGGTGTTTATGACGAACATCCGGCCCACGACAAACCAAGCCACTATGCAGATGCCGGCAGATACCTTACATTGGCATTGAAAAAAATAAGCTCCGGCGGTATGACCGCCGAAGAAAGTAAGGAAATATGGGAACGGCACAAGAGGCCTTAGGAGATTAAGAAATGGGAGACAGTATTGAAATTAAAGGCATTAGGACCAAAGAGCCTTTTGATGAACGGTGTGGTTATGCGAAGTTTATCGAGTTGACAGGGGATAAAATTGTTGACCAATATGCTGTAACTGATTTACTTGCTGCAATGTGCGGTTACATACCTATTGACCATTTAAGCGGAGTTATATTTATATTTCACCCACTCGGCACCGCAGGTACAGGATTTTTGGAAGATGGAGAGAAATCTACATTTGCTTGGAAATATGCTTATAAGAAATACCAAAAGTCGAAAGGGATTGAATAAATATGGGAAAGACACAAGAGACCATAGAAAGGAGAATTTTATGATTAGAAGACATATTATGTGGCCTCCGTTTGGAAGGCCGTATATTGATAAAGATTTGGACGAGGATTCCGAGGAATACAAAGCCGCCTATAAGTTAAATAGGCACCTGTTGCGAACATACGAAGCCCTGTCCGATGAAGAAGTTTACGCAATATCATTGGATATGACTCACGAACTTGAGACGGGGAAACCCAAATCATCTAAAGAAACAAGGCTAAAACTCGCAATGGTAGCATTACTTGAAGCTGTTGATGTAATAAACAAGATAAGAAATATGGGAACGGCACAAAAGACCTTAGGAGATTAAGAAATGATAGGAGACCATAATGGAAAAGATAGATTTAAACCCTAATGAACTGTCGATAGATAGGCTTGAGCAAGTTACGGTCAAGCTCAATGAAATCGTGGACTGGATAAATGCACTTGAAGCTATTGATATTAAGTTTGGCACAGAGACAGATACAGAGTAGGAGACCTTAAAATGAAGTGGCTTTTAATCGTAATGATTATTTATTTGGTGATTTCGTGGCGGACCGTCGTATCGTTTTATATGTGGATATTCAGCGGCCATAACGATAAGTGGCTACCGTAGGCGCAGATGCAGATTAGGAGACCTTAAAATGGGAATATTTGAAGAACTTTTCGGGCAATCGCCATTGAGCTTAGGCTTTTCCCAACACCTGGCCGCGATTGACCCTTTTATCTTCTATGCGCCGCCACCAGATATACCAGATTATGAAAGGTTGAGTAAGCGTAAGAGAGTGGAAAGTCGTGAAGTTAGTCCAAAAGAATCTGTTCGCAATGCTGTTCAAGCGGTTAAAAACGCACAAAATCTTTTAACCTAACTTCTTGCCGATAAGCAAATTAGAATAAAAATGCCTGATAAGGAAAAAAATAGTTTGACATTAGACTGTGTGCCTGATATAATACCGACCAACGATGAGAAAAGGATACTCCAGAATCTACGTAACGAAGCAGGCAGAAGGCCCCACGGGCATTTCGGGCCTGTTGTTTTTTTTACTCACGGCGGAGAATTGAAGCACGGAATATTCAAAGAAACTCAGGATATAGAGACGCGAATTTGACAATTTAGTTAAGTAAGTTCGGACTTACTGCCCACAATAGCAATAGCCCGATAGTTACGAGAAATCGTGATTGTCGGGCTTTTTATTTGGGAAAAAGATGTCGGAAGACCAGAACAAAGAGAAAGATTTCGAAGAGGCTTTTAATAATTCGTATGACCGGTGGTTTCCTTTTATAGAGCAAGCTCATCTTGACTTCAAATACACTATAGACGACCCCTGGACGGCCGCGGACAAGCAGTATTTCAAGGACCAGAACCGCGAGGTTCTCAACTTCAATATCATTCGCCGCATCGTGAATATGATTTCAGGCTATGAAATCAAGAATCGGTTAGCACTTAAAATCGGACCGGCTGAAGGTTCTGACGACAAGGTCGCCTCGCAGTTGACTGGCATTGTAATGCCCCTTATGGAGAACCATCACGGTTACGAGGTTTTAAGTGATGCTTTCGAGTTAGGTGCCCTTACGACAGGTCTGAACCTGGTAGAAATATATCTTGACCGGAAAGGTGATATTCAATTCAGCCGCAAACCATATAACAAATTCCTTCTGGACCCGGGCTTTACCAAGCAGGACTTATCTGATTGCGGACATATCATCATCCACGAGGAAGGAATGCTCGTTGACGATGTAAAGAGTATCCTGCCTGGCTCGGAAAGCCTGATTGAAACATACGCAAAGCAGACTGAATCCCAGATAACCCTGCCATTTTCAGCATACCAAGGAAAAGGCCGCGAGGATAAGCGATGTAATTATTCAGCATTTTGGGAGAGGGACACTAAGAAGGTTAAAATTTTAGCCAACCGCAAGACAGGAGACAGTTTCCCCTGGCTCGGCAAAAAAGAAGACCTTGATATGATTCTGGCTCGATACGCCATGCAGTTGACGTCATGGGATGATTACATTGACACTGTGAAGCTATCACATTACGTAAACGGCAAATTCATCACCAAAGGCCCCGACCCGAACAAAATAGATGATTACCCGTTTATCGGTGTCTTTGGTTATTGGTATCCTGAATATGACGACCAATCCCTGAAGCTTCAGGGTATCGTCCGTTCCCTACGTGGCCCGCAAAGAGAGGTTTCAAAACGTCTATCTAAGATTCTTGATATTATCGACAGCCAGGTGAGCTCGGGATTTATGGCCGAAGAGAAGACGCTTGTTAATCCTGATGACATTCACGCATCAGGCCAGGGCAAAGGAATCTGGTTAAAAGAAGGAGCTTTGTCGGGCAAAAAGGTGGAGCGAATTACCGCCCCAGATATACCACAAGGTTTATTCCAACTCAACAGGGACCTTCAGACATTCATAAATGACATAGCCGGTGTAAATGAGGCATTGTTTGGCAAGGACGAATTAAACGCCCAGGTATCTGGTTATCTGACCAAGCTGCGCCAGGGCGCTGCTTTAATAGCACAAGGTGGACTTTTCAATAAGTTACGATTCAGCAAGCAGAATTTTACCTTTAAGTTGGCAAAGTTCATTCAGAAAAATTACAACAAGAACAAGGTCGCCCGGATACTCAACGAGCAGCCCGTACCGCAGTTCTATACTGAAGACCTTTCCCGCTATGACCTTGTACCACAGGAGGGGCTACTTACCGAAACCCAGCAGCAGATGTTCTACATTGAATTACGGCAGGCCAAAGCCGAAGGTGCTCCGATTACCTGGACAATGATATTTGAAAACGCCCCGATGCAGATGAAGGACAAACTCTTAAAGATGATGAAGGAAGAAGAGCAGCGACAGCAGCAGGCCCAGCAGGAGCAGCTCAAAGAAAAGCAGTTACTCGACCAGATGAGAATGGCAAAGATTGACGCTGACCTCGGCAGGGGGGCGGAACGCAGGGCGCAAGAGGAAGAAAACAGGGCAGGTGCGGCATTGAGCCGTATCAAGACAGCCAAAGAGATTGAGGAAATGGGCTTCGATAGAGTATTGAAGTTTATTGACAGGGCGATTGCCTTCGAGGGCGTAAACCAGAAAAAGGCAATGACGAAACGGTAAATAGGGAGACGTAAATGAAGGATTATACTGTAGGCCGCCTTCTCTGTAGATGCTCAGTGAGGATGCACCTTAAAGGCAAGGATATCAGGATATACGAATACACGAACAGAAGGCAGAAGTGTCCTAATTGTGGGCGACTCCGCAAAGTTATGGTCACAAAGGTAGCGTAATGGGAATCCGTAAAGTCCAGATAGGTGAGATTATTCCGATGATGACAGAGGAGCTTGAGAAAGGCTTTGAGGCCTGTGTCGCTAAGAACAAGCACAGAAGGGAGCCTTATTATATTCTTTTTACTGCTGATTGGTACAAGAACGGCGAGCAACTAAGGACTGTCTTTTCAGCGCGGGAAACTTGCCCGCCAATAATGCTGAACACGATGTGCTGGCGGATAGATAACAAATCCGGCCAGGTCAAGGAATTGTGGGTATTGCCGAAGGACGCTCCTATTCAGCCAGTAGTAACGGATGGGGCAAGTGAATCAATAGCTAAAGCGGCGATGCGTATGCCGCTTATTTATCCAAGTAGAGAATTGAACTAAAAAGAATGACAAAAGAAGAAATAACTTTTAGGGGCTTATGGCGTTAAATCCGTGAGTGTTCGCCGACTCCGGAGCCCTATCGAAAGGGGATTTTATTATGGCAGATCTGGAAATAACAGAAGAAGTTCAAACTGAAGAGCAGATTGCAGCTCAGGCAGAAGCTGAAGCTCAGGCAGAAGTTGAAGTTGAGGCAGCAGGCGAGGTTAAAGACCAAGAACCTAAGACCGTATCTTACGAGCGCTTTCAGGAGATGGTCGATAAGGTAAAAGGGCTCGAAGGACAAGTCGAAGTTGCTAACCAGCAGATGGCCCTTGCCAGGGCGAACCCAGTACAAGGCCCACAGGCCCGGGTTCCGCAGTTTGAGATCTTCAAAGAGGCTGGCTTGGAAGACGAAGATGATGTCCCCACGGTAAAGCAGCATAGGCAAATCCTGGAGCATTATGGCAAGGTCTTCGATTCTCGTTTGGCCGAGATTGCATTTCACCAAGCCCATTCGGATTATGCCGACCTTGTAGGAACCGCCGATGAGATAATGTCAGGCAAGTATGCCGAACCTCTCGCGGCGGCAATTAAACAAAACCCGGCCCTGCTAACTATGATTGCAAAGAGCGGCGACCCGCGATTAGCAGCTTACGAAATTGCGAAGTTGCAGAAGACAAGGACCGCTGATAAGCCCGTTAAAGCGAAAGATGCCAAGGCCGCAATTGATGAAGCTGTCGAGAATGCGGCACGAGTTAAGTCCTCTGCGAATATCAAGGGCGGCGGCGCTCTATCTGAGGAAGGACGTTATGAAGGTATGTCTGATGCGGATTTCCTCAAACTTGCACTCTCACACGGGGCCATAGTGTAGGAGTAAATTAAAATGGCTGATAATTTTACAACAACCTCTATTATTACTCCGGCGGTAAACGCTTACTTTAATAAGCTATTGCTCGTCCGGAACAAACCAAAACTCGTACACGGTCTTTTTGCCGACCGTGAAACCCTTCCAGCCGGTGTAGGCAAGATTATCGTATGGCGCCGGTTCGCGCAGATTGCTACCGCAACTACCGAGATTCTCGAAGGTATCACCCCTCCGGGAAAATACCTTACAAAACAGGACATTCGCGCCACAGTCGCTCAGTATGGCGACTTCATCCATATCACTGACGTATTGCAGTTTACCTGCGAGAACAAGATTCTCAATGTAGGTGTCAGTGAGCTTAACGACCAGATGTACCGCACTGAGGATGAACTGATAAGAAACGTCATAGTGAGCACGGCTTCGAGCTTGACCGCCTCAAACGGCGACCCCACAACGACAGCTTTGAATGAGACCGACATCGACACCATAGCAAATACTCTTCAGAACAACGATTCCTCTCCGGTAACACCATTGATTAGGGCATCGGTTGGTCAAGGTACATCGCCCGTTCTTCCTTCTTATTGGGCCATTATGAACACGGCCCTAAATAAAGACCTGAAGGCTGTAACCGGCTTTATGAACACCTCAGAATATGCCAACCAGGGCACGGTACTTGAGTCCGAGCGAGGTTCCGTCAACGAGGTCCGCTTCTTAGCCAGTTCAGTTGCCCACAAGGAAGGTTCAGCTACTGAGGCGTTCCCATCAACAGCGGGAACTTACTACTACATCCCGATACTCGCAAGGCACGGATACGGTGTGGTTTCTCTTGAGAAGGCAAACGCCAAGTTAATCATCCACACCAAAGGTTCAGCAGGCTCAGCCGACCCTATGGACCAGAGACAAACAGCCGCCTGGAAGTTTATGAATGTGTGCCGAATCCTCAATGACAACAACATTATCGTTTTTAAGGTAACGGCGGCCTAAAAATAACGCCGTAATAAACGGCATAAATTAAGGAGTATAACAATGAAAATGGTTCAAAGAACACTTATTGGTCAAGGTGTCGCTATCAACCTTGAACTTGGTTTTATCCCCACTTATGTAGAGATTTACAAACAGCACGGAACGATTACCAGCGCTTCTTTTTTGAAATGGTGGGGCAAAGAATACGAAGACGATGCTGTTGTTGATGCAGCCGACCAGGAATATGGTGTCATAGATACAGGTGGTACTTTCAGTGAAGCGGACGCTAACACGGGCATATCATCTTATAATGGCGCCAAGACGCCGCAAGTTTTGGTCGAATCTCCGATACCAGGAACGGGCGACCTCAAGAAAGACTGTTTCAATTATGCCTACCAGATAGCCAATACCGTAACGCCAACGGCCCGAAGCGCAACGGTAATAGGTACTATGGTACGTCCGAACACGGCCAACGGCTATGTTTACGAATGTACCACTTCAGGAGGTGCTTGTGCAGTACAACCCACCTGGCCTACAACAGTAGGCGGAACTGTTACAGATTCAGCGAACAACGTCTGGACCTGCCGCGAAGAGAACATCGTTGCGAACAAGGGTCTTGGTATCACATTAGGTTTAACTCTCGCCGCAGCCAGTATACCTCTGTTTATAACAGCGTGGGAGGCTGACCAGTACACCGACCTCGGCACCGTGTAAGTTAAAAACTGAATAGTTAGGAACCAGGAAACGGCTTGTATAGGAAGCCTATACCTTCTCTATACGGCCGTTTTCTATTTTGAAAGGGAATTGTTATGGCAAAGCAGGATGGGATTCATTTTTCGGATGGAACGAAAGCTGTTTGTGGCGCTAAAGACGGACCGGCGGTAGCAGATGAGCAGAAGGTAATCTGCAAGAAATGCCAAGCGTGGCTGGCCAAGAAGGCGCAGGCTGAAGGCGACCCGCTTATAGCGGTCCGCGTCAAGAATATGGACCTCGAAGACGGTGTGGATTGGGTATTCAGCTTCGAGTATGACGAGGACAAAAAGCAGATGAAGAGCTATCACCTTGTCAACAATGCCGTTCACATGCTGCCGAAAAGCGTAGTTAATCATCTTAGAAAGGTCGTCTATCCCTATAAACGATACGTTCCAGGTGCAGAGTCCGGCCACGCTATGCAGGTTGCGGGTGAATATCGCCGTTTCAGTGTGACGGAAGTAGAAAAAGAAGACATCGATGCCGTAGCAGTTGCATAAATTTTAGGAGACCAATTATGAAACCACCAACAACATATGAAGTAAATACGCCCAGACAGCTTGTCTTGTATCTCACCAAATTAGTTGGTGAGGTAAATGATAACAGTCTGGCACTCATTCCATTGAAAGAGCAGGCAGCGGAAGTTGAGGCCACAACCAGAGCCCAAAAGCAGGCTAAAACTGAAGCCCAGTCTAAAGTAGAGGCCAAAGCCCAGGCCAAAGCAGACAAGTTCGCTGAAGCCAAGCGGATAGTTGCAGCGGCGGAGGCCAGGCTAAAGGCAAAAGAGCAAGCGAAAGCAAACGCCAAAACCGAAGCGAAAGAACTGCTCGAAGCAAGAAAACTTTTAGGTATCAAGGAGACCGAAAATGAAATGTAAGAAACTACTAATAGCGATTCTGGTACTATTGTTAGCCAGCACCTGTTTTGCCCCGTACCCGATTACCCACAGGAACGTGAGTAATCCTAATTTATTGACCCGGCTACTTCAGGACAGGATAGGCACGCTGGACGACCAAGTATCCGACCTGGAAGCCCTGAGTGGCGGAGTGTTCGACAATATCGGCACGGGCAGTATTTTCTATTGCGACAGCGGCGCCGCCGCGGATGGCGCAGGTACTACCTGGGCAACGGCGGTCGATACATTACAGGAGGCTGTTGACCTTTGCACGGACAACGCCGGTGATGTTATTTATGTCGCACAGAACCACGGAGAAACCGTTGCTTCTGCTGCGGCCCTGAACTTTGACAAAGCCGGTATCACTGTTGTCGGTATTGGTAACGGTGAGGACCAACCAACGATTTCTATGATAACCGCCGCTTCGGCCACCGTCCAGATTTCGGCTGCTGATGTGATGCTTTACAATCTTCGGTTCTTGGGCGCTTACACCAACGGAATAACCGAATGTCTGGATATTACCGCTAATGGTGACGGCGCAATAATCGCGGGTTGTCAGTTCAGAGAAACAACTAACGATATGGAACTGCTGATAATGATTACCGTAACGGCTGCTGCCGATGAGCTGGTTATTGTCGGAAACAGATTTATCGGTATAGACGGTGGAAATGACAGTGTTGCTATCGCTTTAGAAGGCGCTTCAAACCAGTCCGTTATCGCTAACAACTACTTTTTTGGCGAATGGAGCGATTATGTTATTGCGAATGGGGCTACTTCCATAAGTATGCTCATCGAGAACAACGTGATTTGCAACGTAAATACGACTGGTAAGTTGATGTCCTTTTCTGCCGCATCCACTGGTAGTCTGATTAACAACAAATGCTACGGTAACGGTACGAGTTTTGCTCTTGTCGCTGCTGCTATGTTCGTAGGTCCTGACAATGTGTTTATGCAAACAAAGAACGTGGCAACGAGGAACTTTGAGACTATGTTCGGTCCTTACAGGGGCGATGCCGCCGGAACCGCTGGTGATAGCGTTTTTGCTGATTTCGTTCTTATTGACGCCCTCCTCGACCTGATTCTCGCAGACTTCACAGATTACCAGCTTGACCACGTTGCCGGTGCATCCACAACTGTTGACGCAGATGCTGATTTAACAACTTACATAGCTGATAAGTCTTCACTTTCGCACGTTATGACGACTGGGGCAGACACCAGTGATTATCGAGCCTCTACTATGTCTCTTCAGGCGTTAGGAGCGGATACCGACACTATTATTACGGCTGTCGGAACGACTCTACCGGCTACATTGACAGGTATTAACAACACCATCGCTTCTATAACCGCATCATCTAACGGTTACGCAGGGACTTGTGAAGTTAATGCCGGTGGAACTACCTTTGCCGTATGCGCTTCTTTGGCCGGTTTTGGTGATGATTACTTTAATACCGGCTGGTCTTTGATGGTTGTTCTTAACTTTGATACCGCTGGCGGCACTCCCGAAGGTGAGATTATCGACATCATTGATTATGATACGGGAACCGGGACATTTGAACTCAATGTCGCTGCTGGCGCTGCGATAACAACCGGTGATGGTATCTGGATTATGCGCAAAGAGGAGTTGAACCTTGACGATAAAACGATATTAGGTTGTGCCGGAACTATTCGGTATGTTGACAGCGGCACGTCCGGCGACGGTTCAGGCTTGACGTTGGAAAACGCCTACGCCACTTTCGCACTTGCTGAGGCCGGTTGTAGTGCTGGTGATGTTGTTTATATCGCTGACGGCCACGATGAGGAAATAGGCGATATTGTTATAGATGTAGCCAATGTTTCATTTATCGGTATGGGTGAAGGTGATGCCAAGCCGCTATTGACCTGTGATGCAGGCACTGATGAAATTACCTTAGATGCTGCCGGTATTACGGTTAAGAATGTTCGGTTACAAGCTGGTGCTGACCAAGTGGTTACTGCTTTTCGAGTAGAAGATGCCGGTATCGGCTGTACGCTTGAGAATATCTCATTTATTAAAGGTGAGGGTGCTAACGAGGAATTTGTAATATGTATTGACGTTGACGCCGCCGCCGCACAGCTAACTATTAAGGACTGCACATATTACAATTCAAACGCTACAACCGCTCACGCCAGTTGTTTTATCGACCTTACGGACGGCACTATTGACCAAACTACGATAACCGGCTGTACCGCATTCGGTGAATTTGCGAATGGCTGTATCTATTCAGACCAGGTTCTGACGAATCTGTCTATTATAGACAACGTGATAAGTAACACCACCTCGACCAAATATGCTATCCAGTTGAGTGCTGCTGCAACCGGCGTATTAACTAACAACAGATTGTACTCCGACTCTTATCTTACGATGCTTGACCCTGGTTCTTTGAAATGTTCAGGCAATCTTGGTGTTGATGCAATTGACCAGCAGGCAATAGCTATCCCGATAAGCGCCGAGACTTCGGATGTTACAGAAGTTGCCGCCGGTTCTAACCTCGAGAGGCTCGAATGGCTCCAAAAACAGACCGATGACATCGCATCCGTTCTTGGCATAGATTCTACGGCCGACAATGTATTTTACGTTGACGCGAGTGTTGCTGGTGGTAGTGGACTTGGTACAAGTTGGATTGATGCTGAGGCTACGTTGGTTCTTGCCATAGGCGATGCGACCACTAACACGGGCGCTTATATATTTGTAGCTTCAAATCACGCAGAGAATATTGTCGGCTCTGTAGCTGTTAATAAGGCTGGTATTTCGATAATTGGATTAGGCGTTGGTGAAGCTCGTCCGATATTTACGTTTGATACCGCAAACGATAGCCTTGCTCATACCGTACCTGATGTAAAGTATAAAAACCTTATCTTCACGCCCTCTACTCAGGACAATACCGTGGGCATTAGTTTAGATGCCAGTTCTGATGGTGCGATTTTCGAGGACTGCGAGTGGCGAAATGCGACAACAAATGAATTTGTTGATATGGTTACTTTAGCGTCCGGCACGGACAATGTCCGATTTACCAGATGCAGGTTTATCAATAACACCGCCGCTGGCAGCAATGTGTCTGCTATTACGAACACCTCCGGTACTTGTACCGGTATGGTAATTGAGGACTGTTACTTTTATGGTGCTTTCACAACGGCAGCTATCGAAGGCGACCAGGCCGATACTAATGTGAGAATCATCAACAACACTATCCATAATTCTTCAACTGGTGATTATGCTGTAAAATGGGCTTCAAACACTTCGTTCGGTGAATTTACCAACAACAGACTGTACGCCGACACCGTAGCGACTATCCTTGACCCGGGCGGTTTGAAGTGTTTTGGCAACCTGGCTACCGATGCGATTGACGAGGGCGGTATTCCAATACCAACGAGTCAGGACACTACTGTTGTAACTTTGGATGCTGATGGCTCTGTTCTGGAACGTCTTGAGTTTATCCAGCAACAGTACAGCGTTTCCAAATCAATAACTACTCTTGTTGATGTTGATGTTGCTATGAACGGCTTGTTTACGATAGCAGGCGGGCCGATTCTGGTAACGAACATCGTTACTTACATTGATACCAATATCGCCACCGAGGGTTGTCTGATTGGTTACAATATGAACCCGACAACACCAGCGGCCGATACAGAATTTGGTCAGACATCGCCCGCTTTAGAGTGTAATGGTATGGCGGCTGGAACTGTACTGGTTTGGGATGGAGTTATTGCCAATGACCTGACAGCAACGACCAATGGAGTTGCTTTACACGCAGCTGTTGGAGTTGGTTTGATTCTTCCACCCGGTTCGGTAGAACTTGACGTTGACCACGATGGTACTTGTGCCGGAGCGGTTACGGTTTATATGTCATACGAACCGATGGCTCCTGGTGTAACAGTTGTGGCACAATAAGTAATAAGTTTAAGGAGTGGGGGGCTTTAATAGCCCCCACTTTTTACTATGGATTTTTGGCTGAAATTGTGGTTGTCGGTAGGTTTCTGGATTCTGTATTCAGCGACCATAATTTACTTTGCACATAGAGGTTCAAATGGCCATAACCTGGACATTAGCAGAGATACGAGCGAAGGTACGCGAGATAACCGGTGAACTGACAACAGAGGATATAGAAGACGCTGACCTTAATAACAGGATAAATGACTTTTACCGCAATATCTTCCCGCTTGAAGTCTATGTAGCGGAGTTTGAGGATTGGTTCACTCAAGCTACGGCGGATGAGGATGGTGGGGAATATACTGTCAGCCAAGACTATCTGAGACTTATGACACCGATGACAACTATGGACTCAGATGATGTTCTGGCGACCGTCAAGTTCTATCAGGATAAAGATGAGTTCTTTCATTTATATCCAGAGGAAGCGGACCCCACTGAAGCCCGACCGGCCGCGGCATTACTTTATGGCGGCAAACTCTATCTTCGACCTGAGCCTGATGCGATTTACACGTTCAGGGCAGCCTGTATAAAAAAGCCCGATGCACTCACTGAGAGTACAGCACCGGTAGATGTACGGTGGGGGCCTTGTATAGCATACGGTACGGCAATCGAAATGAAGATGGAAGATATGGACAGGGCGGCGGCTGAGGAGTTAGCGCCCATTTACGAGTATTTTCAGAAAATGGTAAGTCAAAAGAAACTTGTGCAGAAAGCAATTAACCAACGGGCGACCCCTCGCTTTTAAGGAGATGATTATGTCGAGTATTGACGAACGCCACAAGGGCAGAAAAAAACCTGTAGTCAGAGTTGAGGTGCCAACCATAACCTGTCTTGCCGCCGACAGCAGTCATCTTGAGGTTACGGCGACCGTAAACATCAATATGACAATCAAGACGATTGTTGTAAGGATAAGCACGGCGACAGATGGTTCGGTATCCTTTACCCTGCAGTTGCGGGACGATAATGCCGCAATTCACGTCTCGGTAGCATCACTGGCCGATGCGGCAAAGACCGTTTTGAACTCTCAAAAAGCGGCCCCGGACTTTGATGAAGTATCTGTCAACGGTCTCATTACAATTGGTATAGACCCCGATAAAGACGTCGGGACTAATGATGT